TTTGCCAAGTACAAATAGTATGAGTCTTGCCTAGATCTTTACGGTCACCATAATAGACTCCGACATCCAGCCCAACGTTGACATAATCTTCTTCAGTTTGCTCAACAAGACTTTTGTTTGGTACAATGACTAAACTTCGTCCATATTTTTCACAAATCTTACTTAGGGTAGCAGTCATAATAGTCTTACCTGCACCTGTTGCTACAGACTGCAATGCCTGTGGATTTTCTAAGAATGTATTAACTACTTCGACTTGGTCGTCACGTAGCCTAATCGGCTCGCCCGCAAACCTATGTCCTTCTGGCCAACACATATCTCCCCAAAAGTCTTCTTTGATTTTTTCAAATTCTAATACAGGACTAACTCGTTCGTCTTCTACTTCAATGTAATACCCTTGACTTTCTAAGTATGGCAATATTTGATCAAGCATACTGACATAGGTAGTACCGCCGAGACCAAAGAAAGAGGTACACCCGTCCCATCGACCTAGTTTGTATGCAGGTTGATAACGTGCGGCCTGATTAAAATACTTGAATTTCTTAACTAATTCTTTTCTAGTATCTAAATCTAAATTCTCAAATTTTACGTTGACTTCATCTTTGATAGTCAATTTTGCGGTAGACAAATAGTTGCTCCTTGAGGCTTCTTATCATTATAATACACTATATTGGCAGGCGATGTCAAGAGAATATTCATACTAAAATGCATATTGTTATAGTAGCCCAAGTTGACAACAGTATTAAACACAATACCAGATTTAACCAACGGCTTAGGGATTTTAGTACTAACAAATACAATTTTAGTAGTTTCGTGGACGTTGTTGTTTAACTCATTTTCTTTAACATACGCATTAAACCCACCGTTATCTTGATTTGGTGTCCTAAACATAACAGCAATGTCTTTGTTTTCAATTCCAATAGACGACGCATATCTATGCCATGCTTCAGTATGTTTGATTTCACTTCCCCCTGGAATGACTATCAAAGTCGGCCCGCCAAATAACAACAGGTCTTTAAAATTTTCTAGCCCGTATGCTCTACTATCAATATATACTATTCCAGTTGCGTTCAATAATGCCGTGGTAACTGGAGAACATTCGGTTTTTCTTAGATCGGCGTCGATCGATTCATCCCAGATACTTACACCATAATTTTTTGCATGGTACAAGAATTCTATAACATTACCAGTGTCTAATAGCGGAATTTTATTCGATGCATTTTTGAATAAAAAACCAGAATCGGCTTTGACTGCGGTAATTGCATATTCATTTGCATTGTCGATTATTCCGTTGATAGTATTATACCATTCAAGGAACGTAGCATCTGCTGTAAAATTCTTAGATAGCAAGTTTGACCCTAACCATAGTACAGTTTCTTCTCGCAGACTGAATGCCCAAACTTTATCGTCGTGATTCCATGCACCAATATAAGATTTAGCAGTTGACGATGTGTAGATATTCTCGGGCTGAACTGCGGTTTCGGATACAAACTTTTGTATGTCTTTTATTAGTTCTTCGTCATAAGGAAACTTTACCTGTATAGTACCATTGCGCACAGCAATAGTCTTTTCAATATGAAGTTTTCTAAACGGATGGGCAAAAACAGGATTATCTAGATCGATCTTAGTTTTAAAAAATACTTCTAAAGGAACCTGATACTTCTTTAGCAGTCTAATAGATAGTGCCGCTTGCTTTTCAGTAAGAGTGTTACCAGTAGATAACTGAGTGGACAGCGACTCGATGAAATTCTTTTCCCAACCATGGGATACAAGCTCAGGTTCGAATATAAACGTGTCGCCACACGCTAGACGTTGTATTAGTGTTTCGACAAACATTAGATATGCACATCTTCCATTCCGGCTGTTCTAAGTTTGATAATGTTAGAAACTTGCCATTGTTTAATATCAAGGCCCTTAATAATTCCCAACCATTGATTACGCAACAATGCAAATTCGTTGATAATCTTTTCTAGGTCAACTACGTCGGCCTCACCGTCAACATACTTTTCGCAGTCTCTGCTACTTAAAGCTCGTTGATAATTTTCAAGATACTTCTTAAACGCCTTGCTACGAGTACGTCTAAGTTCTATGTTAAGATATTCCAACACAGCTTCAATTTCTTGAAGCTGGTTGAAACGTTGTTCAACGATGCCAGGAAGTGCGGCACTGGATTTCTCAAGATTTCCATATACCTTAACTTCCTTCCTAGCCTCGTCTAATTGAGAATAAAAATACTCAATACAATCGGGCAAGTGAGAAATATCTCGACTGACCTTATTGTACCACATTAATATTCCTCGTCTTCGTAGCCCATATTATCTTCGTCATATGGCTCATCATCGTCCACACCTTCTTCTTCGACTACTAATTTAATAGCATCATCCAAGTGTGGATCGTAGCCGCTGAATCCTGATAATGTGTCAGCACTAATGTCGTTACCTAGCAAGAAATCAACGTATTGATTTGCGGCCATTTCACGATTTTTTTCTGGAATATATTCTCGGAATATATCCCAAAGGGTAATAATTAGATTTTCATCCATTATGCTTCTTCTTCCTCAGTAGTAATTTCTGTTGTAGTTAAAGACTCTGCCGCCTTGGCATCCCACTCGTTCATGATAACGTGTAGTTTTTCTTCAGTCCAATTCTTACGGAACTCTGCAACAATTTCACCAGTTTCTTTGCTGGTGTATGCTAATTTATTCCCGACCTTAGATAACACACCCATCTTTTCGAACATGTCAACTAGACCACTTGTTGGTGCCATACCAGTTGAATATGGAATCTCAACTTGTACACTTTCAAAAGGTTTAGCATAACGTGTTTTCATGATCTTACATGCGGCACGGATACCCAACACATCAGTAACTTTGTTACCATCTGCGTCAACTTTAAGTTTCAGCTTCTTCATAGCAACAACAATTGAACTTGCATAGATAAAGCCTTGTCCACCACTGATTTTATCATCTGGATCAAACATGTCCTGGCTTGCGTATGTGTGATTTGTACAAACCATACCTACATTATAACTACCAAACATGTTTACACAGTTACGGACAAGACTTGTAAGTGCTTTAGGTTTACGACCCATATCACCTTTCATCTCACCTGCTTCGAACTGATTAACGTCAGTAGGAGTTAGTAACATGCCCAAAGAGTCAATTACGATCAATACTTTTGGACGTTCTTCCAAAGGCATTACCTTGTACTCTTTCATGAACTCTGAAATGGTTTTAGCCACGTCATCGATCATTGCCATGTTAAGTTTCAGCAATTTATCTTCTGAAATGTCAACACCAAGATCCAACAACCACTGCTTGTCCAAGGCGTTCTCTGAGTCAACTAAGACTACAAAGATGCCCTGTTCTTGTGCGGCACGAATAATGTTGCCAGAACAGATATAACTCTTACCTGCACCTGATTCGCCTGCAAAAACTGTTACTTTTCCCAAAGGGACTCCTTTGAAGAAGTCCCCCGAGATAAGATAGTTTAGGGCGTAGTTTCCGGTTGAAATCCAATCGGATGGGTCGTTAAACCCAATTCCCAAGCCATCAATACTTTTAGTGATAGACTTGCGGAACTTCGAAATATCGAAGGCCTTGCTCATAGTCTAACTCCTTATTCTGCTTTTTGACGGTTACGGATCATTGCCAAGATGTCTTGGGCACGAGCCGATGCTGTGGAACCTTCTGAAGCTGGTTGAGCCTCAGCAACTTTTTCAGCGGGTGCTGGAGCCGCTTGTTCAAAAGGGACGTCATCCTCGTCTACTGCCGGAGTAGGAGCCGCTTTTGGAGCTGCCGCTTGCGTATTTGAACCTGTAGCTGAACCGCTACCGCCCATGCCTGCTGGTTTGAAATATTGACCCCAACGTTCCATGTCAAATGCTTCTCCATCTACAGATGCTTCAAACATTTCTTTCATGACCTTGAGTTCAACTTCGCCTGGTTTCTTAGGTAAGAATGATTTCAAATCAAACAAACCGTGAGTTTCAATTGCGGCTTTCTCAGCATCGCTCAAAGCACGTTCACGACGAGCCCAGCTTGATGTAGAGTAATCTGCATATCCACCTTTGCTTGTTTTAGTGATTTTGAAGTCTAAGCCACGGACATAGTCTGTTGGCAATTCTTCGATTTCACTGTCCATTAATGCGTTCTTAACCAAGTTAAAAATCTGGCTGCCGATGATGAATCGACGGATTGGATTTTCTGGTGTCTTATCTTCAGACATTTTAGTGTCTGTAACAAAACCTTGGAACAAATAACTACGCTTCTTCCAATATTTACGACCCATTTCTTCCAGTGACTTGTCCTTAAACCAAGGACGTACCTCTGTAAGAATAGGACAAGTCTCGCCCCACATTTCCATGCAAGGTACTTGTACTGTTACGGGTTTGGAATTTGTTTCTCCCTTGACTCCTGCGAATGGCAATTTGATCATTGCTCGTTCGATCCAGAAGAATGTGTTGTTTGGATCAGCGTCAGGTAGGAAG